ACAAATCCATTATCATCAATGTAAGTAGGTAAAGTTTTTAATTTAATAAACTCACATTTTGTAGGTTGGTTATTTATTCTATCGTAGTCTATTATCTTATTTAGTCTCCAATATTCATTTTCAAAAAAGAATGTATCTCTAAAATCTAAACTTTGAATATCAAATTCATTAATTAAAAAGTAACCTGTAAATAGTTTACTATCCTTATCTGCTATTTGTTCAATGTAATCTTTCCAATATTTATTGTAAAGGTTATTTGATGTATAACGTGAAGGTGTATAATAAACTTGTCTAGGTATACCAAAGTTTAAATCTAATGTTGGTTCTTGAACATCATCTAAATGTCCTGCGTATGGATAATCGTTTCTAACAGTTGTGCCACTTGTTGCAATATGAGACCAAGGATAACTTGTTTGTTTTAAGCCCCCATAATACAATATTCTCATATTAGAGCCTGTTGGTTTTATTTGCCCATTATTGTCAACTGTATAAATTTTAGATAACACTCTATCATGTCCAATTGTATCTACTAATGGAGTAGGACTGAATATTAATTCTGTTTTTACTTCACCTTTTAAAAAATCGTTTTGTATGTCATATCTTTTTTCTCCATAAATTTCTCCATACTTTGACCGATATTGATTATTAAAGAAATCTGAATCTTCTTTGTAAGTAAATAAATACGTTTTATTATTTAACTCACCCATCGGAATAATCTTTGTTTCTTTTGAGTAATCTAATTTATCACTCCAATCTCTAACAACACCACTTGAATAAAATGTCGGTCTTGGTTCAATATAAAGTTTATTAGGATTGAATTTATCAACCTCAACAAATAGGTTAAACATTTTAACTATTGAATTGAAGAAATCACTTTGTTTTACATTATCAGGTAAATTGTAATTCAAATCAACTTCATCATATTCTTGAATGTTATTATCAGCAGGAAATCCTGTAACATAACTATCATTTAGTACATTTAATTCACAATAAGAATTAACTCCAACTGTTTCAAAATTAGTTCCTACTTTATAAAGTGAATTTGGAGTTCTTTGAGTTCCTGTTGTTTTCCATACCTTAACTTGAACTATGTCATTTTCATCTAAAAAAATAGTATTTGATAATTCACCACTTGAATTTAATGATGTAGTTCCACTTGTTATGTTTATTCCTGTTGAAGCTGTAATCATAAAAGAGCCTGATACATCACTAATATCAGGATATGGCTTCATTCTAATTGAAACGTTTGCAACTACATTGCCTTGTATATTTTCTGAACTTGCATTTTTTGTTATAATTAAATTAGCTACATCTACATAATCACCTGCTAAATTAACAGATGCAGAAGTTGGATAATGCTTTACATTTACGTTTAAATAAGTTTTAAAAGTATAATTGCCTGATCGTGGAACTACATAAGTATTTAATGTAACTCCGCCATTTACATCATACCAATGGTTACCATCATCAAAATTTGGGGGTGTTGTATCATTAGGAAAATCTAATAAATCAAAAAATCCACTAACTCCTGAACTATCAGTTGTAGCCTGGTTATTTAATAAAATAGTTTCAGTTGATGTTTTACTTGCTCTAAAACTTCTATCTCTAATTTGTGTTGTATTTAACTTTAAATCACTTTTACCATTATAAGGCATGATTAATCTTTTAAATAAATCACTATTAAAGAAATTTGATTGGTAAGTAAATCCTGCTTCACTAAACATTTTATCAATAATCGTCTTAATGTAAATTGCAGGATACATGTGTTGTACTCTAAATTCACTATTAATTGAATTACCGTAATCTAACATCGGATATACGAATCCAGTGCCTACTGGTCTATACCAACTTAAATATTGCTCATTTAATGTGTAAGGATGATTAAATTCAGTTAAATCAATATTTCTTAAATACTTATTAGTAAAAAACTGATATACATTCTGCAACTCACCAAAGAAAGCAACCTCATATTCAATCTCGTATTTATCAGTAACATTAACATTCAATAGTTGACAAATACCTTTGAACTGTGTAGCTTCATTGTAAGTTATTTCTGCTATTGCTTTTAAATTCGGATTAAAATTTGGACTAAAGTTAGTAGTGCCTGTACTATTGATGACTGCATTAACATTCCATATATTCGAAAACAATTCATTGTTAAAAGTAGAGCCTGGTAGTATAACAGTCTTACTCCATGTAGTGCTGCGCTTTTCAGGTTCTCTAATATCAGCAATGTTAAAGTTAAGAGGTATTGAAACATCTTCTTTTAAATCTATCTGCTCGTTATTAATGTATATTTTAGTTAAAATCATCTTCTTTGTCTTTTTCTGTTTTGTGAGTAAGTAAATGAAACCACTAAATTGAATAGCTGCTGACTAGCTTCGTATTTTGTTTGATAACTACTATCTGTTATGTTTACAGAAACTAAGTTGTTTCCATCGTAAATATAAACGTCAGGGCTTGTTACTAATTGCTCTAACCAAATACTTTCAGCTTCTGTAATCCAATCACTATTGATTGTAATTGTATCTTCTAGTATAGTTTCATATTGGCTTAATCCTCTGCTTGTTGTTGAGTAGCTATAATTAGTTCCACTCCATTGATTTGGATTGCTTTTGTAAGTGTTTCTTTTAATATTGGTGTTCTTAGTCATTGCACCGGTGAAAGTGTAATAATCATACTTACCATAGTTATTCATAAACTTAAAACGTATCGGTGTGTACTTTGAGCAAATATCTTCGCCAGGATAAATACGGATTGTTTCACTTACTATCGTTCCTGCGCTGTTTTTTATTCTAACTTCGTAATATTCCCAATTAATAACAAATATTGGAGTAGTGCCAAATGATAAGTCTGCATTGACTAAGCTAGTTAACCAGTCATAATCTACTCTTACATTAATTGAACGGTCTTGCCTATTAGATAACGCTGTAAAAGGATTTTGAACTCTTACTGTGTTAAATACTGTACCTTCGTCATAATAGCTTATAACTTCTAAATTGTAGGCTTCGTCTGCAGCATCAGTCATAAAACCTAAAATAAGTTTTTCGCCTGTTCTTGATACAAAAGTTGGTCTATCAGTAAGAAATTGACTTGAAGTATTTTGAAGTACATAAGTGTTAGTTTGGAAATCTAAAAAGTCTAACGGACTGAACACCCCGTTAAAACAATAACCTGAACTTGTTGTTAAGTTAGGATAGTTCGTAATTCCACTACTTGCTCCGTACTGCTCACCAAATTGAACTATATAAGATGCTATTGAGTTTACACATTGTTTAAATGTAGTTGTGTTGTCATCTGCATCCCTAGTTAAAAAGTTTTGAATTATACCAGCCACATCAAATGTTCCATAGTTGTTACTTGGATTTCTGCCTACTTCTAATCTAGTGTAATCACTTGATCCATTTACATAAATATCTGCTATGTAACGAAAATTAGATTGAGCAACGTTTGTTGAACTCAAAGTAAAAATCATTTGATTGTAAACGGGTGCGTAGCTGTTAGGTGTATTGTATATTGTTAGTGCCATTATTCAAATTCTTGTGTTATGTCTTTTTCTAATTGTGGGATTTCTTCAGTTAAGAATGGTTTACCTTTATATCCAAATCTTTTTATAGTTCCTTTTTTAAGTATGTTTGTTGCTATTGCATAGGATAATGACCTTTGCCCTTTTTTGTCCCCTGCTATGCTTTGTAATTCAGGTTTATTACCTATCCATTCTAAAATCTTAGGCTGCAGCTTTTTTCTATTTTCTTTTGAATATCCTTTTGCTGGTGTTCCTTTTTCAAGGTCTTCCCAATAATCTTCGAGTTCAATTGTTACTGTAACTCCGTTTTGATTTTGTTTAATTGGTAATGCCTTTAATGATTGAGATAGGTTTCCTGAAGCGTTAAACTTATATTTTTCTAAATTATCTTTAACTCTTTTTAAAAAGTCATTTACTTTTTGAGAATAAATATCCTGCTCACCTGTAAGTTTATCTTCTAAGTTATTTAGAAAATTATCTAACTCACTAAATTGCTGTTGGTTTATTTTTGCCATTTATTCCTATCTTTTATGTAACTCAAATAATTTAAAAAAGCAACTACATTCATATTTAAGTAAAAGTCCCATTTACTTCTATCTTTACCACTTAAGCTATCCAATGTAACATACCAACTCCAATAGTCTAAGTGTTTTTGTTCTTCAGTTCGTTCAATTCGATCTCCATTGTCATCCTCGCTTCGCTCATTTGTTTTACCAAATAATCCTCTATATGAGGATACAAACCTTCTATAACTTTGCAAAAAAAAACACACAAAGGATAAACTATGCCTACATTTATGCTTTTTATGTGTTCGACTTTTTCTGCATAATCCATTTCGACCTCTTTTAACTTAAGCCACTTTAGTTTATAAGGCTTAACAAACATTGCAACTAATTGAGGTAAGTTGCCAATAATACTTTCTTCGCTTTCTGTTAGTTTGCTTAAACTTATAAAATCCCCAGCACTTAATTTAGTGATGTCATAGTTAACTACCCATCTAAAACCATTGTGCTTAAACATCTCAACTGAATTAGGAAACTCCATTTTAAAAATAAAGTTTACATTCTTAATCAGTTCTTTTAGTTGGTCGATTCTTATTTTCTCAACTTCAGCAACTGTAATTCCTGTTAAAATGGATATAACTCTAATTTCTCTATCAATAGGATCAATATCTTTATCTCTTGTAATATCATAGATTAAAGGAAATTTCTCTATTGATATATCATGCCAGCTATTTGGTAATTCAATTGTCATCATTTTAAAA